GGCCAGACAATACGGTTGTTAGGATTCTTATAGTTGTAGTCCAAGTATGGTTGCAACTGAGCAATGAGGGTATTGCGGTATTCCCATGCTGCTGTCTGCTGTGCCTGAGTAGGCATATTCTTATGCTGGCGTGGAGCGATAAGAGTCTCTCCACCTTCCAACTTAGACTTAACCTCTTCACCGATATTGGCTAGGCTCTTGATGCTTGCCCAAACTTCGCCTTCTCCGACCTTACCTTCGCGAGTCATAAAGAGATCGCTGAATTCCTTGACGGCAGGGATGTATTTGTTGAGTGTTGACATCACAGAATTGTTATGTGAGGTAGTTCCATAATCGATCATCTTTGGAGCAAGAAGGTCGAATAGAGCCTGAATGTATGGGGCATTGATACCACCAAGTCCGCCGAGTCCTACACCATGCTCAAGGGGGTTCAACTTATGAATCTCCTTGATAATTGGCATATTCTCATCAAGCCATTTATTCATCTTGGTTCCGCCATGTTTATCGTAAAGATCCAGAATTGCATGAGTCAACATGACCTGTCCTGGGTGAGTCAAAAGGTAAGCACCAAACTGACGCATCACAGTCTTGTTAAATGAGAATGGGAAGAAGATAGCGTTTACTGTGCGCTCGGCTCCAGTGCGCTCGCCATATCCCATGACATTTTCAATCTTCTGTGCAATCTCAGCATCGTTGAATCCTTGCTTTGCCAGCCAGTAAGAAGCCCACTGTTCTGCTGCGCGTGTGTTGTAAAGGTTATAGAAGTCTGTCTCGCGGATGACGCGTTCTGCTTCATCAAGGAAAGCGTTCTTTGTTGCATCCTCTGGGAAAATGCGTTCATGGATCTTCTTTGCTTGCGCATAGATACCCATTTCTTCCATCTTTGATTCAGGGTACATAGTTGGTGGGATATTCTCAGTGATTCCCTTAACCGCTGTCTTGAACATACGACGATAAGCGAAGAGTGGTGACAACTGATAGCGGACGCGTGAGCGAAGATTGAATAGGCGAGAAGGAACGGAAGCCAACTTGATTCCGTTATTTCCGCTGAACTTATCGCCAATGCCCAAACCACCGTAAAGCCAATCTTCAACTTTAGCCAAGCCACCAATCATTTCTGTTGGCACATTGGTACGAGCCTTCCAGATTGCTTTAATAGTATTCTGAGCAGACTTCTCATCCATGAACTTGGTTCCATTTGGAAGTCCCATCATGTCTGCTACATCTTTGTCCAATGGCTTTGTGAGGATACGCATCAAGTCTGCATAAGGGATTTCGCGAAGTCCTAGTTCAGTGCGCTTGGCTTCAAGGATTGCGTTCCAAGCCTCTGTCTCTGTATAGCCTTCTGCTTCCATAATGCGCTTGATTGGGATGTCATATAAGCCAGCCTTGCGACTGCTTAGGAGAACTTGTTCCTGACCCCAAGTAAGTTTAACTTCCTTCTCTGCTGCGCTTCGGATATAAGTAAGAAGGCGGTCAGCATTGAAGCTAGGGAAAACCTTAATCTTGCCAGAATCAATTGCGTCCTGAATAGTACGATTTGTTTCTACGCGGGCGCGAGCAGATACGGCTTCTGAATCTGAAAGGCGTGGGCTTAAACCAAACTTGCTTGCAATCTTAGAAGCAGTCTTAATCTCAGCAGTACCAAGATCAGTGAACTGAACCGCTGGATTGTAAACGTGTCCAATATCTGTACCGATAACTGGCTTGTAACCAAGTTCCTTAAGACGGGCAATCATGTCTGTAAATTCTTTTGGAGCATCACGAACAACATATAGATCTGCTGCTAAGCCATTTGCTTTATCGCCTAACAAGTTAAGCATTTGTGGTGTGTCATATCCACCAAGTTTGTAAACATCGTAACCAAACTCTTCAAGGAGAGTATTGGCAATTTCAGTGCGGACTTTTGCCTTTGCTTCTGGTGTCTTAGCAAGGCGTAATTCTTCTGCAAGGTTGTTGTAAATCTTATTAGCGCCAGCCTTAGTAAGAGTCTCAAGACGGGCAATCCCAATAGCGCCAGCATTAGGCTTTACTTCTGCCTGTTTTGCCATCTCTACAGTAGGAGCGACAAACTCTGATGGAGCCTTTGGATTGACCTTGTTCAAAGCAGAGCGAGCCTCACGGACTGCCCTAGATGCTGCGTTCCATTCTTGGTACGCCTTCATCTGTGCTTCTGTAATAATCTTTTTCTTGATGTCGGCTTGTGTATAAACCTTATACACTCCTTCTACTTCAAGCCCAGCCTTCTTTGCGCTCGCTTTAGCAAGTTCTTCTGCTTTAGTAGCATCATTAAGAACCTTCTGCGCGCTTGAAATTTCTTCTGGTGATCCAGTGATAATCGGTTCTGCTTTGCGAGCAGCAAGAACTTCTTCTGCCTTTGGAATCTGCCCTGTTGTTAACTTCTCAAGAAGTTGAGGCGTAATAAAGTTTTGACTCATATCGCTGTTAAGGACGCGATCCATGATTGAGTTAGCTTCAATCTGCTGATTAAAGCGAGATGTGCCTTTGCCCTTTTGAGTAATCTTGCGAACGTCTCCTGCTGCGTTTGCACCAATTTGACGGAAGCCAGTTTCAAGAGCGTTCTGATCTGCAACAAGTGTCTGTCGTGCCTGAGCTAAGAGACCATTAGGGTTTGCTGCATCATCCCAAATCTGGCGCTGTGCAGATAAAGCCCACTCTTCTTTCTGAGCGGCGTTCATCGCGGCATAAGTGCCATCTTGGATAAGAGGGTTTCGAAGTTCCATCATTGCTTGTTGTGCAGCAATTTGATTTACTTGCTGTCCGATAGTTTTTAATACATCAAGTTCGGTTCCACCAGCAGCTTTGTGAGCTGCAAGGATCTCTGTATAATCTAAATCTGGGTTTGCTTTTTGCCACGCAACGAGTGCGCCCATGTCATCAAGAGCATTGCGGAAAACTGCTCCCGCTTTCGCTGTATCTCCAACAATTTGCTTTGCTGTTGCTGCGCGAAAAGCCGCTGTTCCTGGGTTCATTTGAATTGCAAAAATATCTAAAGCATTGGCAAGAGTTCCAGAGATAGGAGCAACGCCGTAAACTGTAGAAGTCAATGGACCTTCTTCATTGCCTAACTTACTTTCGGCAAGGGCGATCCCTTGTTCCTGTAATCCACGCCCTAATACTGTAAGCCCTAATTGATTCGCTGCTCGAACTGCTGGCAAACGAAGGCGCTGGGCTAATGTGTCTCTGATGGCAATCTGAGCGGGTGCTGTTTTAGCGATAATTGGAACTATTGATTTATCAATGCCCCAATAAATTTGCTTGAGAACTGGCTTATTAAGCAAAGCCTTAGCGGATACATTAGCAATGCTGGTAACTCCAGCAGTGTTAGCAGCAACAATCGAATTAAGCAATGTGTATTTAGGAGCAACTTCTGCTGCTGACAAAACTGCACCAGTTTTTGCTGTAGTTGCTGCTACTTTTGCTCCTGTTACTACGCGAGCCAAAGGTATAAATGTAAGAAGGGTCATTGCATCGTTAAATACTTGACCAAAAGTGAGTGCGCGTTCGTTGTATTCCTTGGCGCTAATTCTATTTTCTGGCTTTGCGCCTACCTGACCTACGGCAGATGCCACACTTGCTGGCACTGCACCTACCAATGAGTCACCAATAAGTTGCATTACAGATCGTGGAGTTGATTTAGCAACTTCGAGGATGACATTGAGGTTGCGTGAAAGGCTGAGTGCGCCTAAAACGTGTTGGACTGTGGACTTAGCAGGTGCGTTGCCCGCTCCTGGCTTTGTCAGTTGGCTATATGCAGCATCGTTTGCCGCTGCCGTCCATTCTGGAGTCCAAATACCAGTGACCTTTGCTCCCTTTGGAGCTAGTCCCGCTTTAATCATGTCTTGCTGAATTGTTGAAACATGATCTTCTGCTAAAAGTGTATTACCAAAGTGACCCTTGATTGCTGTTGTTGCCTTTTGTACCATTGATGGCATACGCGCTTGCTGTGCATCTGCATAGAAATGATCCAGACTCGCTGCATTGTTTGCAGTAGCTTGTTTAATTTGGTCAGCAATAGCAAACTGAACTGTTGATGGGTTGCCACTAGAAGCAATTGCAACCTGTGTAGGAATATCTAGTGAGCCATATCCATTTGCATGAAGCGCATCAATGTTATCTGCTAGTTCTTGCGCTGGTGTTTTTTCTGGAGTAGGTAGGGGATTCACCATACTCATCGTGGCGCACCATTTGATGCTCTAGCAGTTAGGTAATCTCTAGCCAAAGCAACCTGTGGTGATACATCAGAACCTAATTGATTGAGCAACCCAAGAGCCTTTACTGTGATGTCTGCTTGGAATGGGGTAATAAGCGCTTCTCTGCCAGCGCCATCGCCAATGTCCATACCATGTGTAATGGGAAGTCCATGATCTGTTGGTGCATCAAGTGGAGTAAGTGTCTGTTGACCGCGAGGTGTTGGTTGTCCTTGTGGTGTAGTCACTGCTGGCATACCAGTATTCTGAATTGGCAATGCTTTCATCGCGTTCTCTTGCGCAGTTGCCATTCCGTATGGTTGACCAGTTGCCGCTTGCGCAGCAAGTTTTACGCCAGGTTGGTTTGATGGCTGTGCTGAAACTACATTCTGACCTTGAAGATCAGTGCGATTTGAATAGTTCTTTCCAACTACACCATCGCGCTTTCCGCCTCTACCGCGTGGCATATTAGCGACCTCCGATTTGTGCGAGTAATGCTCCTAAATCTGGTGGACCTGCTGGCGCTTCTTGTGGTTGTTCCGCGCCCATTCCTGGTTGTGCAAGTCCTGGCATTGTCTCTGGCGCACCAGTAGGTGCTGGTGTTGCCTGACGCTTCTGCGCTTCTTCGTGAACCTTAGTTACTGCTTCTGCCAAGTCCATCTTGTCAGTTGCGACCAAAGTTGCAATAGCAGCCACATCAGAAGGAGGAATAGCGCCTTGCGATGCTTGGGTTTGAATTGACTGTAGGAGCGCTTGTTCGAGTCCTTCACTTACTACACGGTCTTTCTCTAGTTCTGGATCAGCAATGAATGGATCAATTTCCTGTGCTGTTTGCTTGGACATGATTCCAATACCAATGCGCTGACCCAATCCAACCACAAGAGAGTTTGCATCTGCACCTGAGTGTGAGTAGGTAACAACATTGTTGTCATCTTCAAAGTCCTTATTTGGAACATAGTCAACATGACCTTTTGCTCCACGACTTGAAACATAGAATGACTTGCGTTCATTACCGAAATAAGTCTTAGCAATTGCAATAGCGCGACGGTTCTCTTCTTGAAGTGAAGCTGCGAGAACTTCCTGTGCTTCTTGAATAGGGAAATCAACTACTGCTGAAAGGATTGCATCTCCGCGCTTTCCTGTACGCACGTTAGTTGTTGATTCTCCACCGAATTCTGCTGGAGTTCCAGAAGCAATACGCTGTGCGCGTTCAATGCGATCCATCATTCCATTAGTTGCGAATCCTGGGTTAGCAGCCATCTCTCGGATGTCTCCACCCTGAACGACGTTTACCTGACCTGTACGACCATCATAAGGACCAGCAACAAATCGTGCTGTTTCTCCTGGGCGCGATACAAGGTAAGTATCTGGAAAGATACCGCGCTCTACTGCAATGACTTCAAGAGCCATCAACTTAGATTGTAATTGATACATTCCAACGAGTGAATCGAACTGACCCATTGGGCGATCCAAAGTAATGCGGTTTGGAACTACAGCAAGGCACATTCCTGTGCGGTTATGTACGCGTTCAAGTTCCACGTTTGGGAATCCTTGCATATCTGAATCCCATGGGTTTGGCTTGATTGTTGCTGATGCCATAAGAACAGTAACTTCGTTATCTGTATATTCAGCAATGCGAATAAGATCATCTGGCTTGGTTACTTTAAGTTTTTGAAGTTTAGAAAGTGCTTCTGGGTATCGTGCTTGCATCCATGCGCGTGAACGAGTGTATGTAAAAATACAGTTATCTGGTGTGATGCTATCTGGATCTTCGCCAGTTGAAGGAAAAGTATTAAGAGGATCGCGTACATCCCAACGAGCTGCACCCCACTTGGTATCTGGGCGTAGAACTACAGGTGAAGATGCGTATCCGATAAGCCAGCGGGCGCGACGGCGCATTTTAAGTGGCATCTTGTTAGCTTCCCACCAACCCATAGTTGCGCGCTTACGAATACGGGCGCGTTTCTCTGATGCTGAATCGCCTTCTTTAAGTGCAGGATAAAAAACGCTAGGCATTGTTGAAGCAATGCGCATAGCAGTCTGGTCTAGTCCAGTAGTTATGAGGTTTGCAACGGCAGACTTCTCACGCTTATCCATTTCTGGTAGCGGAATAACAAGATCACCATTGTATGTATCGCGCAACTGGCGCATATTTTCAATGATTGGACCTTGCAACTGTTGACGCTCTTGGAGCATCGCAGCAATTTCATCAACTGATGGACCCAGCATTACTTACCTGATTTCTTCTTGGACTTTCCTGCTTCTGAAAGTGCAATTGCGACTGCTTGTTTTTGTGACTTTACAACTGGACCTTTTTTGGATCCTGAATGAAGTTTCCCAGCACCGTATTCTTTCATAACTTTTGCAACTTTCTTTGTTGCCTTGGTCTGCTTCATTATTTACCCTTGTTTCTCTTTGAGATTGCTGCTGTTTTTTTCTTAGCATCTGCCTTGCTAGAGGCTCCCCATGCTTGAAGTGATAACAACAAGCGAGTCGGATCTCCATTTGGCTTATGCTCTGGCCCAGGTGCGTTACCCATACGAGCAAGGAAACTTGCTCTGCGTGGATTATCCCCAGACTTTACTGGTGGCTTTAGGTTGTGACCTTCTGCCTTAGCACTGGCACGACCTTTTGCATTAAGACCACCCTTGGGGTTCTGTCCTTCTTTGCGTTGCCATGCTGGAGTCTTAGCCATTACTTTTTCTTTCTTGATGCCGCTGCATTATCAACTAGATTTGGATAAGGCCGCCCTGCTGCTTTTGCACTAGCTTTCGCTTTTGCCTTCTGCGTAGGAGTCAATTTTGTAGAAGTCTTTTTAGGATTCTTTTTATCCCAAAATTCTTTTGGCATTAGTAACCTTTCTTAACGCCTGAAACTTTCTTCAAACGTGGGTTAGCTTTTACTGCTTTAGGTGATGCCTTGCGAGCGCCTGATGCAACAATTGCTGATGCGCGATCCATTGAGATTCCTTGCTTCTTAGCAATAGACTTAGCAACTGCTTTGAATCCTGGATGTGCCTTCATTAGATTGACTTCACAATCTTGCGAGAAGCAGTCTTTCCCTTAACTGATGTCTTGACCTTATCGGTCATGCCCATCTTTGCTTCTTTCTTTTCCATCTTCTTGCCTTCGCCTTTTTCATGCTTCTTCATTGCGGCTTTGGACTTGTAAACTTCTGCTTTCTTCTTCGCTGCCATGTGATTCTCGTTTCTGTGGGCGCGGGTAACTTTGCGTAAAATATACCACCTTACCCATAACTTTTCTTAGCCTCGCCAGCGAGATCCAGACATCCATGAAGGTCGAGCAAATGTTGGTGGTGTATCCATGTGGGCATGGAAAAGATTTGGCGCGTTCCAAATTAAAAACCAGTGAGCCATCACAGTATCGTCAGTTGAACCCTCTGGCCAGTGAATCAATTCTTTCACCATCGGGCGCATTGTTACTTTAGATCCCATGAAATCGCCAGCAGGGAATCGCACTCGACCAGCTTTGTAGTGAGGTGCGAGAGTCTGCACTCCGTATTCCTCATCTGACTTATTGCGGTTAGTCTGATGGGGAATGATGATGACGTTGCGAATAGCAGTCCATCGCTTGAAGTGGTCGTATTGCAACATGAAGCGCTGGGCAGCATTAGCTTCCACAATGAGGTGGGTGAACGGATGCCCTTGATCGTTGGAGCGTTGCCACCATTCCTCAAGGAGTCCTGTGAACTTGCGGCTATCTTGGTTGTAATCTAGGAAATCTGGCGCATCCATAGGCGAACGAACCAAGTCCACTAGATGTTGCATCTGAGTCTCGGCATCATAAGCCCACCATTGAACTGCCCAGTATTTTGTCGGAGATGGGTCAGCGGTAACTACAGAATATGCGTGGATGTTCTCTGGCCACTTACCAATGTTTCGGTTCTCATCCCAGCACCCTTGATAAGAAGCGCCAGTGGAATCCATTCCCCCGTCAATCCATGCTGGTTGAATAAGGCTTGAGGCTTGGTCAACATCTTCCTGCTGATACAAAATGCGGTAACGATCCAGACGGTTCTTTTGAACACGGGCAAGTTCGCGCCATGGCAAACGAATTTCATCAAGCAAACACCCATCTGGGTAATTGCCCTTATGCCCACCATTGGTTTTATCGGCGGTACACAACTCATCGTAGTGAGCCTTGTAAATAATGTGGTGATATTTCTTTGAAGCCTTTTCTGGCTGATCTTCAAATTCCTCAGACCAGTCAACAAGGTTTAGGGCGTAGCGGTACAAATCGTCAGAAGCCATTCTTTGTCCATTGAGGATCAAAAGCCCACCAGGATCGAGACGAGTTTCAGCTTCGGTTTCCCACCAGTTGATGAGGTTCTCTTTTGATTCGGCTGTGCGGATGTTTGTCTTGTCCACAAGGTCATCCCAGATAACTGTGTCATAACGACCACCGAGAAAACCTGAGTCCATACCAAAAGCTGCAAAGTTTGCTTCCTTGTCATCGACGGCAACTCCGCCATCCTGAGCCAAGATAAATTCTTCTAAGCGCCACAAGTCTGAGTTGGCTGGCTTGAATCGTCCGAAGTCTGTGATAAGCGTGGAGACTGCATCAACGGCTAAACCCTTTTCTAGCAACACTGGGTCAGCCTTCATCGGGGTCATGCGTTCAAAGGTTCTACGAATACGACCTGTGTATTTGATTGCTTGATTAGCAGTACGGGAACCAATCATGGTTCGTCTGGATCTATCGCGCACTGCAAGCCATACTGGAAAGTCGTGAGTCCATAGCGTTGACTTACCAACACCAGGAGGCTGGTTAACTACAACATATTCCTTATGAGGGCTGGCTGCCAACTCCATCATTTTGTAAACGGCTTCTTCTGCCCATGGCGAAGTAGATCGCGCAAAGTATCTGGATCGGAAATAACCAAAGTCCTCTAGCGCTCTAGCCGAGTCGCCTTTGACTTTATCAATGCCAAAGACTCCAGCCTTCTCATGTCCGAACTCACCAAGGATTCTGTTAAGGCGTGAAGTGGGTACGCGCATTTGACGCATGACAGATGAGTAGCTGATGCCAGCCATCTGAGCCGAAGTTCTCTGAGAGTGTCCTTCGTTGATGAGACGTGCGTACTTACGCCAGCGCCCATCATCAATGCGTTTGTTAGTGCCGCCACCTAATGCAGTCAATTACTAAATCAACTCCAAGCAATCGCAGTCTTTGTCCCAGTTACAATTGTTATCAATCAATGCAAGACTGCCATCAATTGCGTTAGCGCCTACCTGGAGATAAAGCCAAGCCCACTGAAAACCGTAGTTGCGCCAGTAGTAAATAAAATTTCTAATCATAATTCATCCTCTATTCCACAGTAATCGCAGTTGCATACAGCTTTGTGAAATGCAATTTCAATTTGGCGCTTCTCTTGCTTCTGCGTTTGTTCCTTAATCATATCGTCTTTAATTACGGAGCATCGTTCACACGGTTTGATTTCGGTTGGGCGCAAATGCAAATTGCCATCCTTGCCCATCTCATAAATCTCTTGCTCTACCAATGGGCAGTATGGGTGATAGACCATCGCAACTACTGTGAGGTTGTATCCTTCTTCTGGATCTATATCGCGTTGGACTCCATCTTTGGACCCGCCATAAAATGTAACCTTCATAGGATCACCTTTCGTAATGGTTACAGCCTATCACTTGCAATGGTTTGAGAAAGTGCTATCGTTCGTGGGTCGCGGAGAAAACGACCACAATTTAATAATGGATGCCTAGCAAACCATGTAAAAAACTAGGCACACTACTCACCCTAGTGTGGACCCGTTAGATGGGGAAAATTCGTGATGCCCAGATAGTGTCTGGCAAACCTTGGTACAGCTACCGAATCTACTAAGCACCAGATTAAACAGCGAGATGATTTCTTTCTTTCAACACGAACTGCCTGAAAGAGAATTACAAGAAGAGATCATCAGTTAGCGCAGTTGGGAGTAATCCCCTATCTATAACGATAGTCCGTAACTGGCTATCTATGCCCACCGCTGGAAATCACTGAGTACGGTAAGTGTCGTGGTTTTAGAACATCTATCAATTCATCTAGGCAATCTTTTTAAGCCACCTACAAACGGTTAACTTCGGATCATAGATTACATTTATGACATATTTATGGAGAGGTGATATAAAGAATACGCGCCAACCCCATCGTATCCACACCGCCCGTCAAAGAATTCAAAAGGAAGGGCTACCGCCCCACCCTCTAGAGACTTAGACAAACGGAGCCGAGATGTCTAGGACATTGGCGAATCCTCAGAGCCAAACAGGGAACGCAAACTACCCCCACCCCCTACGAGGAAGGGATTGCCGAAGATGTAGGCAGACGCTACGGGTAAGGGACTGCTGAGGTGTGGATAAGTTGGGGACAAGTAGAAAGCGAATCGGTGGCAGTTGTCCTCAGTAATCTAGGGAAATTGGGGAAAAGATGGGGAGAAGTTGGAAGATGCAAAGGTTTCGGAGTTTGATTAACCAACCCCCAAACTGAACCCCCTGAATCTGAGCGTGAATCGGACTCCCACGGATCCAGAACATCTCGAGCCCTGTGGTGCGCCTTTGGGAGCGGGTATCGGTACAAGTTGGCACAACTACGGCAAAAGCTGAAACGCCTCTAAAGCCCTGCAAACCCCCTATTTTGGTGCTTCCTGAGCCATTTCCTCATTTTTGATCTCGGGGATTTTCTTTCGTTCTCGGTGCTTCGGGCTTTCTTTTGGGGCGAAATATGCCCACGGATCCAGAAAAGCACCTCCCGCGCCTAGTTCCCTTTCACCCTGTTTTCCCGTAATCTTGGGCGTAAGGCGAGGGCGAAAGAGTCCTCCAAAAGCTGAAAAGGTGAACCAAATGACCGAAGAAGTCACACAAGAAACAAAACCAACCTTCGCGGAAATAATCGCGGAACTAACAAAGCGACAAGAGCAAGCCGAGAAAGATTGGCGCGACGCTCTCGCAAAGTATGACGACCCAACCTATGACGAAGAGTTCGAGGACACCCTCCAAAGGAAAATAGATGAGGGCGCGTCGGATGCACTGAAAAACGCTCTTGAACTTCTGAAGTCTTTCGACCTTGAAGCGGTAATCGCTGAGGCAAAACAAGAAACAGGCGAGAGCGTTCTCAGTTATCTGAAAGACATTTACGAAGGAATCGACGAAACAGACATTTGGGGAGATTACTTCGAGCAGGTTTCCTGTGGTGCTTGTGGTGAGTTCTACACCGAAGGCGAAGAAGAAGCGCATTTTGAGAACTGCGACGAAAACCCCGCCAATATGGACGACAGCGCACGACCTGAGAACCATTTCCACAACCCAAAGGCGGTGAACTAATGAGCGAGACAACTTGGGCGAATCTTCCTAAAACCTGCCCCGAATTCGTAGAACACCCCCACATTGTCGAGAACAAAATTTACGACATGAACGGCAACTACAAAGAGACAAGGCGCGGGGGTTGTTACACCTGCCAAGTTGCTTTGGCTTCAGAAGAACAAGGAACCACCGAAATTGCTTCCGCCCTTATGGATGCAGGGATTCACAATGTAGAAGTGGAGCAAACGGGCGGTTTCTGCATGGCTGTTTATGTGTACGGAGAAACTCAAACCGTGAACATTTGCGCCAACAAAGAAGGCGCTTGGATTGAATTCAACGAAAACGGCGAATTTAAGGAGTGCGAATTATTCACAGGTGAAGGAGCAACAACGGCGGAAATTGTCGAAGCAATTAAGAAGAACATCCATCTAATCAAATAAGGCGAAACCCCTTCGGGGGTCTTGGCGTAATGCGCCAACTGATGAGCCTAAAAAGGTGAATTCGATCAAAATGGAAAAGGTGAAACAAATGCAAACAACAGAACAAAAGACAGAAATTCCGACCTTCCTCTGTACCTGCAATGGATGCAGACAAGTCCCAAAGCGCTTTGATTCTTCTTATGTAGAAGTAATCGCACAGGAAACAGAAGGTTTCTATTTCTCCCCAAACACTCGCAAATTCTTCGGTGTTCGTTTGACGGGTTTCTACACTCTCTCAAGCGGTGGAGTGCTTATTACAGCAACACAAAAAGCGGGCTTCTCTGATTCAGAGGGGCGCGAAATAAATCATGCGTATTTCTGCAAGTTTGGAAATCTTGTGAAGGATTTCCACTACCGCACAAAGCTCCAAGCACGAAAGAATCTTTTTGAAGGTGCAAACGATGTCGATTCTTGCTCTTGCCATGGTTGCCAAATTGAACGCGCACGGATCCAGAAATGAAAATTTCGTGCGAATTCAAAACAAATAGAGGGATGACCCCACTCGAAATTTCAAACCTTCTTTCTTCCTTGTATTTACAAATTCAAGAACCTTGTGACTTAAACGGAGACGATGAAAGTTTCATTTGTCACGACATAATTGTGAAATTGGAGTCCATGAAATGATTCAAACATCAAGCGCCCTTCTCTATTTCGGGTCATTGGCTGTTGGCTTGGGAATCCTCGCCGTGTCTGCCGTCGCTTTGGTTCTCATAATTGAGGGGGGATGGTGGCTAATCGCGAAGGCAACAGGGCGCGAATACTAAGGCGAAACCCCTTCGGGGGTCGTGGGATTTCGTCCCACCTGATGAGCCTCGGCACATTTGAAATTTGATCGATTGGAAAAGGTGGAAAAATGACAAAAGACAGAAGCCAAGACTCGATTTCTTGGGGTGAATTGGCAGAACTTACCCACGCAACACAGGTAGAAAGGTTCGGGTTTTGCGGTTGTGAGGATAACGAAGGCAACGAAAACCCCTTCAGCGATTGCCCAAAGAAAGCGACCTACCACGGAATAACTCAAGCGACCTGCCTAAATTGCGGGCTCGTCACTCTTGAAATCCCCGCCCTTGAAATAATGAACGACCTCGGGGCGGATTGCGTCGGGTGCGGAATTCATCTCGTCGCGTGGTTCTCAAACGGGGATTTAATCATCACGGGGGACACCCCAAACGGAGACGGGTTTCGTCACGAGGTAAAGAAAGGTTAAACAAAAGCTGAAAACGGATCCAGAAAGGAGGAAAGAGGTTCGATCAAATCGGGGTTTTTAGGATCCAGAAAGGGGGAAACCTGAGAACTTTCTGAGGGTTTGCCGAGGGTTTTCCTGGTAGGTAGGATCCAGATTAGATAACTCGACGCTACGCCTTACCCAGCCGTTTGTAGGAGAAGTAGGACAAAATTTTTTTTGTGGCCGTTACGCTTTATTCAGCCGTTACGGGGCGGCCCATCCTTGAAAGTCTTTCATCTAGCAAGTCATCAGCACTCGACAACAGCGTTTGACGCTTTTTCCAATTCAAGCGATTTCCAGCTACATCAGTGTTTAGTTCAAGGGAAATGTAACCAAGCGCATCGTCGATCTCTGCGATGGTTACATCTGCCTCAATAATAAACATAGCCAAATGCTACGCCTGATTACGCTCATCTCGCTTAATTTTGTAGGCTTTAACTTGGTCAGCAGAATAGAAAACTTCCTTGCCGACCTTCTTAACCCACTTGATAGTGCCACGGTGCTGGATCTGCCGTAGATTATTAAGTTTGATTCCGAGGTATTCGATCACCTGAGAACAAGTCCAAAGTTCTTCGTCCATTAGAAGGGCGCTGCCTCACTAGATGACACGGCGGACTCAGCCTTTTCCTGGCGCTCGACCTTGTGAATATCGTTGCCGTAGATGTCCAATGAGGTGTGTTCTACGCCGTCCTTCTCCCACCATGACTGAGCCAAGCGACCAGAGATAGTGACGGTGTTTCCCTTGTTGAACTTATCTACAATCTTTTCAGCTTGAACGCCGAAGAATTTAACCTGAAACCACATAGGCTTGCCATCAACCCATTCGCCATCCTTCTTAACGCGCTGGCCAACTGCCAGGGATAGGTTACAAATTCCTTTTCCATCAGCGCTTACTTTGAATTCTGGATCCTTGCCTAGATTTCCTGTGAGAATAACTGTATTCATATTTACCTTTCGATTTGGGTTTCAGTTCCATCATTATTTAATAACACGAAAGCACCATCTGGTTTTTTGAACGGAGCCACTTCTGGTTCCTGCCACGATCCAACCATCCAACCTTTGCTCTCAGCATCCATTGGGTTCATGTGAATAGATTTAGTTCCGAGGTTATGGCACTTATGGCAAATGCGGATGAGGTTTGAAACCGTATCCTGACCGCCGCGAGACTTTAACTTGCGATGATGTAATGCCATTGACGCTTGCTCTGGCTTACCACAAACTTCGCAGTAACCATTAGCTCGCGCCTTTACCAACTCAACTACTTCTTTATTCACTTGTACCTTTCAGATTATGCGTAACCCATCCTAATACCAGCCATGGCGTTTATGCCAATTGAGAGCGTTGCATGGACTGGAGTAACGGGAAGAGACGTATCTCAATCCTTTCGTGACTTGAACAAAAGGATCCCTAGACTTTTCACCCAGCAATTGAGCAATGCCGTAGGCATGAAGAGCAACGCGCTTGCCATTACGGATTTGATATACAGGTACTTTATTGCGAGCCTTGTAATTCCAGTGACTCTCAGAATTCCAGAGATCGCGTAAGCACTCAAACTGAGAAGGTTTAACCAGCTTTTGCGCATAGGCCATAGGACTCATGGTGACTTGTTTATATCCTGGCGCTACTGCATGAGCTGAGGGAAAATTACAAAGTCCAACCAGTAAGGCTACGACAAGGACTTTGCCACGGAAAAGAATCTATACGCCTTCCGCCAGTTTCTTGCAGACTTCGCAGTTAGAATCGATCCACTTCTGGCGGCCACACTTACAATCAACTATCTTTGACTCGTCCATGATTTCCCCCTTACAGGTGTTGGTTACGGACTGGATTATTTTACTAAGAATTCGGTTGAATATGCACTTCTACAAGGGCTTTAGCCGTAACTAATCCACGCTTAAAACCTTCTACATCAGCAGGTTTTACCTTTGATGACTCTAATTCTGCAAGAATTTCGTTGATTTTCTTTGCGATAGTGGCAGCAACATAATTCATTCCGCCTTGTACGAGTGAATCAATCTGGCTCTTAACTTTCTTTTGATCCTGCGCGTCGAACTGGGCTTTTCTTTTGTTGCTCATTTCATTCCTTTATCTGTTTTGTAAAATCCCGATCCAGTAAAGATCGCTGGAGTCGCGCCATAGATACGGTGCATTGTTGCACCGCACTGGCATATTGGGTGAGGAACTTCCTCATGGATTGACTTGGTAATCTCGAACTCGATCCCGCAATCGGGACACTTAAATGGGTACTCTGGCACTAAAGGTCATCCCAACATATCTCGCATACTTTCCAATCACCGATGGAAACCAAAGTTTCTTCTCCAACCTTGGACTCGCATCGGGAACATGGCACTAGATCCTCTTCATCAGCCATTGCTGGCCGCCTCGTACCCTGCGTCAAATGCCATGCGCAAGTTGTAGTTATCTTTATGGGCTTCGATCTTATTCCACCAAGCCCAAAACGCTTTTTCTTGTTCGTCCATTTACTCATCTCCATATACAAAAAATGCTGCGGCAGCTTCGGCATGACAGCATGGCGTTACCATGAAGTCATTCTTAATATCGAATAAAAGCTCTTTGATTCCCCACTCGTTGTTGCCATTACGACACCAACCGCAGAAGCCAAGTCCATCTTCTCGATAATCGTAACGATCTGTGAATTCTTTCAATTCAACATCGTTTGGCTTGCGGATTTCACCGCAGTGTTCTGAACAGGTACGAAGTTCTGGAATGTCCGACATCATGCCACCTTTACAATCACGCGTTCAATAACTGAATCGCAGTTTGAGCAATATGGATTTTGAATTTCATGCTTATCGTAATACTTAAAGTCAGCTACAAATTCGCGAGCGCAGTTGGGATTAGAACATCCAAGAAATACATGAGTCATGCTGACACCGAATCCTTAATGCAACCAGGACAAAAGTATTCAGCTCCGAACGATCCAAATATCTTCTTCCATCCTTCGGGCAACATACCGCCCTTGATTTTTACTGTGTTGGTGCAAGACCAACAAGTTAATATAAGAGTCATGCTTCACCTTTCGTCGTGGGAATTTTCCCTTGTGACCGTAATCTATTCCTGATTCATTTCCGTGTCAACAACCTTTGCACTTCCATATCCCGCGTCGCGTAGAAGATCCAGTATTGCGCTCATTGGCATGACTGCCCACCATTGATCTACTGAATTAAGCCCAACGCCATTAGGCTTAACAACTAAGATTCCATAGTCAGCTTTCGCATTGACACGCTCAACTTCGGTTTCCTTTAGCCATTCTGGAAATTTATATGACTTGTGATTTTTAATTTCAAATACAAGTCCAGGCGCACCAGATACATCGCCCATGTCATTGACTCCGCTTAATGCGCGGCGTTCAACAAAAGGGAATAATTCTAATACGCGTTCGTTCTTAACGAAAGCTGATTCTGCGCTAGTACCCTTTTGTTTAGACTTACTCATTGACAACAACTGCAACAGGTTCAGTCACTACTTTGTGGCAGTCACCACAATCTCCAGTGAGATACAAGTCATAGGTGTTGTTATGGTCTGGGCCGTCAATTGCGCGAACTACTAGGCGCTCATGGTTAATAATGATGGGATCTCCCACCATTAAAGCCGATGGAGCCACTTGGGTTATGGTCATTCATACTCCTTATGCGTAACCGTTACGGTTTAGGGTACGCTGATTGCGCCCACTTAGCAAGCAATTCAGCCTTCAATTCTGGCGGCAATGGCACTGCATTTTGACGGGCGATTTCAGCCTCCTGTGCCAGTTGTAGCGACCTTTTGCGCTCTTCTTCATCCCTTTCCCTAGCCAATGCCTTCTCCTTCTCCTGAGCCTCCTGGGGGCTTAATCGGCGGGGTGGCAATTGCCCATCGTGCCAGCGCTCTTGTTCAAGCCAACGAGCTGGTGCGGGCGTGAAGGTTAGATCCAGATTGGGGTCGGCGGCTAGGCGTTGAGCAGCTTGAACTATCTTCTCTGCGGGGTGCTTAGTTATGGCTATTGCCCACGCCTCGCGAGCGCTTCTAACGCTGGCTTTGCGAGGGTAGGCGTTCCAGAACTGACCAAACAAATCAATCATGGTTACTCCATCTGTTATACGGCGAGACTGACTTAGGGCGAATGTGTCGCTTTATCTCAGCTTCACTCACGCCAAATTGTCCCATCTCGTCTAATGTCTTACTGCGCCATTCCATCTTAGCAACGCCAGCGACAGCATCTCTTTCGGCGCTTGTCATTCCACCCCAAACTCCGTAACTCTCATTCTCAAAGCCCCACTGTAGGCACTTCTCAAATATCGGACATGAGGTACACAACTGGCGAATACGATCCATCTTCAACTTGCGTTCGGGTGAGGCTTGGCGAATTTCTTCTACATCATAAAAGATATTCGTATCTAACCCTTGGCAACTGCCTTTAGACCAATCTACGAACGACGCATAGACGCGCATCCAACCTCCCCAGTTGCGTCGTACCACTGGCATGAAGCAAAACAAAAATGCTTAGGTTTCTCTGGTTCTGGAATCTCTCGCTTCTCGGCGCTCTCTTTAACTTCTTCAAGCCATTTCAACCCAGACTCAGCAAGTTCTCGGTTATATGGTTCAGAGTGAGTCTTAATATGTTCCATCTTTCCATCGCGAGCGATAGATACTAATGAGACTTCTTTCGGTGTCTCGCCATTCTTCTCCAAGATATAGGCATACAGATTTACCTGCATGATCTGTTGCTCGGATGGGAAGTAACGCTGACCAGCTTTGGTAGTGGTTTTCCAGTCAACGACTAGACCTTTATTGCGGATGTATAAGTCCGTATGCGCTGGCAATCCATCATCATCTAGTTCTTGTTCGATGAGGAAGTTATCGCCAAATGGATCTTCTGACTTAATAGCCTGAGCAATCATTTCGTGAATTGCCGTACCCATAATCGAAGCCAACTTGTCTGGCGTATGAAGTTTGGGTGCGTCAATCAGTTGATAGTAAACCTGCCGTCTGCATCCACCAATTTGCGATGGGCCAATCTCGACTTGCTTTGAACGCGCTCTCCTGGAATCCCAGTTGTTCAATGCGCGAACAAGCATGGTTCCTAGATAGGCGTTTGTCTCTTCGCTCATCGTTGTGCCTTTCGAGTTAATTCAAAGAAGTATTGTTGTCTCTGATCTTGGATGCGTGAGTAGGCAACTAGGTTGCGGATAATTTCGTGAGCAATCTTCTTGGCTTGAAAGCCAGTGAAGCCTCTCTCAACTAATGTCTGAGTTACTACTTCTTCCCGTGTCATTTCTTTCCTTTCGCAGCAGCAATCGCAAGAGCCTTAGCCTTGAGGAAACCCTGCTCAAAGTCTGAGTTGGATACGGTTGTAGCGAGCGCTTCAATTTCTTTTACGATAACTGCGCGCCAATAAGATTCAGCTATTGGGTTATTAAGTATCTCTTCGCTCATTGGAGATCCAGACTTGCACGAACCGATGATCCGATACTGCGGGCTAAATCAACCTGAGTCTTTAGGCGAGATGCGTTAGCGCGTGAAGCACGAACAACAGCTTCGGCAGATGCCAATAGCAGGTGCAAGTCCTCATTCTCGACTAATGCAAAGTCATCTTTCTCGGTTGCAGTTAATGGCTTGCCATTGGCGTTCTTCTCAGATGCCATGCAGATACGAGCCTTGGCAAGTCCAAGTTCATACTTTGCTTTGACATCGTTGTAGTTGGTTTCGGCTGACTCTAACTGGGCTTGGGCAACATCAATCTCCTTGGAGAGTTGAATCATCTTCTGTTCAACCTGTGCTGGGGTTACGATGATGTCTGTCATTTCTTCTCCCACAATACGATGATGCGTGAATGAGATTGAGAGCGAGTTGTCTTTGCGTATCCTCGCTTAGTCACTAAACCAGCGTGTGACCAAGTACGAATCTTTGATCCGATGGCGTTATTAGAATTCGGTGTGCGTTGATCGGGGAATCCAATAGCGGTAATCATGTCTTCGGAAGTAAAGGTGTCACCAGGAATCAAGGTTGCAAACCAATCCTCAGCTTTGCGTGACCACTCTCTTTGAAAAATGATGGCTAGTTGTGAGCCTTCATTCGCTAGGCGCTCTCCAACCTCGACGCTCATTCTGCATCAACCACTTCTGTGTTATTCAACTTATCTGTCAGTTCCTTAACGCGAACATTGATTGCTTCTTTAAGTGTTGTACCGCCAGCAGGAATATCAAGATAAGTAGATTCCATTGTCCAAATCTTGCGGAGTTCGTCAATAGTATCTACTTCTGAAATTGATTTAATAATAAGTTCAGCATCAGCAACCATTTCTGGTGCATATTGAACTGCCTGTGGAATTGAACTGACTTGCTTTGCTTCTGCTGGCTTCTTATCTACATCTGCCTGAGCCATCTCTTCGCTGGTGTAAATACCAGAGAGATCATTAGGAAATGCTTTGCGAAGAGCGAGCGCTTCTGCACACTTAGCGAGCATAAGGTCTGGCATCTTCTTCCAAATTGGGTTCTGTGGAACTGCGTATGAATCCCACTTAGCAACTGCCCATGTTGGGTTCTGAACATCCTTGTAGTAAACGCCGACGCGAGCTGCAACTGGTGGAGTTGTTGCCAACCACACATCAGTCCACACGCCATCTTGACCGCACCACTGAGTTGGAGTCTGGCCGCCGTAGTTGCCAGATCGTTGCGCGACAATACGAAGTCCATCGATGGATGCCTGGATGCCCCACTTGCCACCACGGTTAATCATGTAAATCTGGCGAGCAAATGGATCCAGTCCTGTGCGCTGGCAATAGTTAAAGAAAATATCCAAGTCACCTTGAGAGGCGTTCTGTACGCCGATTTGCTTGAGGACTGCTAACTGCTTATCTGTCCATCCACTTTGGTCGGATTGGACTACTAATGTACCGCTCATCTTTTACCTTTCGTCTGGGGTTTTATTTAACCCGTGTGTGCGTAATCTATAGCCAAAGATTACGGGGTGTCAACAACCCATTTCTTCGTGTCGTGAGAGGATTCTCCCCATGACCACAATCATTGGAGTTGAGTACGAGGATCACTGCACCCTCATGGCGGATAGCCGTACTACCGATTCTGAGGGTCGAATCTATAGCCACCCAACTATTACAAAGCTGAATAAGCGTGGCGATTTTATTATTGGAGGTTCTGGTGAAGCATCACCCTGCGACATCGCCCAGCATCTTTGGATCCCACCTAAGTTGACGGCAAGAGATAAGAAAGACTTGGTTCATTTTATGATTACCAAGGCGATGCCGTCTCTTCGCAAATGCCTAATCCGACATGGCTATAACTTTAACGAACCATCATCTGAGATGCGCTTTCAGTTTCTTATCGCCGTGGGTGGATATATCTTTGATGTCGATCAAGAACTGGTTGCGTCGAGAAACGATCCTGGAATCTACGCCGTCGGTTCTGGATCTTCCTACGCCCTCGGCGCTCTCCATGCTGGGGCTGACATCCTAGAAGCAATGAACATAGCGGCTAGACTAACTGCTTTCACAGCTCCACCTTATATTCAAATCAGTCAACCGCGCTAACTAAGCGGTTAATAATCCATTCGACTACTGGTACTGCAACAGCGTTACCCATTTGCTTATAGCGATGTGAGTCTGCTTGTCCATCAGTCCAACCATCTGGGAATCCTTGAAGGCGCTCGCACTCTGTTGGTGTTAGTCGGCGGACAACTGGTGGTTGATCGATAAACAACTGGGCATGATGAGATTGCACAGATGGTTGATGGGCTTGCAGCGCAAGAGATACTTCTGTTTCAGTCGCGCTAAAGTTATTAGCTTTTGCATCTTCGCGGATTGAATAAGCAACTGCTTGTCCGCCTGTGCGATCTAAAGTATAGGAAGGAGCATCTTCTGCTCCGACTCCCAATCCATTCTGATTCTTTTCCATGTCTCTTCCATCCTGAATTGGAAATACCATTGGCACGTTTCCTCCACCAGTTCCATATCGTGAAATAACTGTCGGTGCTATCTGATCTTCGTAAACTCTTACATCGCCAACGCGAGTCCCATCGATGATGAGAACGGTTGCGTATGACTCTCCATTGTTATCCATGCGGTTCAATGTAGGAACTACCCCCCCCTGAATCCAAGTTTCGTAATCGTCGTAAGAAGAGGCGCGTTTGCCTTTACTGAACCACATCGACAACCTGCAATAGATTGTTTTGAATTGCTTCGTTGCTCATTTGACCTTTGATTAAATCAGATACAGTTAAAGTTCCTACCGTATGCTTTCGAGCGCGTTCTGTAACTGCGTTGGAAGGGACTTGCCCCGATTGCTTGCTCGCCTCAAAATACCTGCTGCGGCTTTCGCGGAGATTGAGTATTTCTTGAGGTGATCGCCCGCTGTCTCCAAGACTTCCGACAATAAAGACTCTTCTGCGCCGTTGGGGTACTCCAAAGTATTGAGCATCAAGCACCCGCCATCCCACGCGATACCCGCGCTGGACCAACGCTTCAATGACAACGACCATGTCTCTTCCGTTATTGCTGGAAAGTAAACCAGGGACATTTTCGAGGATAAAGTTTTGCGTTCTTGTTTCGTCAAGGAGTCGGCAGATTTCCCAGAAAAGTCCAGACCGTTTTCCCGCCAGTCCTGCTCGCTTACCAGCGACGGACAAATCTTGGCAGGGAAATCCTCCTGTAATGATTCCATCGACGGGATCGAATCCTGCTGAAATGAGTTGCTCACCTGTTACCTCCGTAACATCGCCAAAGATTGTTGAATTCGGGAAGCGTCGGCGTAGCACTTCCTGAGCCTTGTTATCAATCTCTACTGACGCTACAACTTCTACGCCACTTCGTTCTAGTGCGAGGTCAAATCCTCCTACACCAGCAAACAAACTAACTGCTTTCATTTTCACCTTTTTCTTTTCCTTTGAACTCAAGCATTGAGAAACAAATAGGACAATCTAAATCATCGTTAATCGAAGTGATGATTACATTTCCGCAACCAGGACACTCGAACCTAAACATCAGTCTAGCCATATTTGGTATTGAGAAGTAACGCGGCCCTTCACTGGATCAATGAAGTGAAGTCGCTGGGATGGAACGCCCGATACTGCCATTGAGTCTCTTGCATATCGGTTATCGGACTCAGTAGAACCAGTCCAATAGATAGAACCTGTCTGATCCGACATTGGTTCCTGTGCAAATCGGTGGTAGTGACCAAGGTAAATATCTTGGAAGAACCATTTGAATGAGCCAGCCTTCCATCGGTTTCCTGCTGCTTGCCAAGCTGCTGGAGATGCAAAGCCAGCACGACCAACTTCATCGCCGTGCATCAAGAGTGCGCGATAGTTTCCAATCTCAACCTTCTGAATATCTTCTGGGCAATCTTCCCAACTGAGGCGCTTCTCTCCTGCGAGTAACTGGCGCGCTAGTTCGTAGCACATACGGTCAAAGTTATCTGCCTTTGGTACATGGTCACGCTTTGATCCAATACGCCCGTGGTTTCCCCATTCAGCAACAACCTTAACGGTTTCAAATTGCGTCAAAAGGTAACGCACGAAGTCCACCATCAAACGAGAGACTGTTGTGTATTGCTCGAAGAGAGTGCTATCAACTTCCCAGAGTTGTCCAGGGTAGTTAAACAAACCTTCAATCATGTCCCCACCAAACATCACTACACAGTCCTTAACTGGGTGATGCTTGCGGGCAATCTCGGTAATCTCTACAGACTTGTAAGCAAAGTCCATGACTCGCTTCTTCATTACCTCAGAGTTGTACGAGGTAGTTATCTTAGCTCCTTGCCAGTCCGTAGCGTGGAGTAATGCAACCTCTGACTTGGCTTTACGAACATCCTTCTTCGGCGCTTCTACGGGCTTTATATGACCCATGGCAAGCATCGCATCATAGGCAGCACGAAAGACTGCTTCGCCCATAAGTTGATCTCGTTGCTTCTGCTTCTGTAGTTGCTTCTGAGTATTGATAAGAGCCTTGCGGAGTTCCACAATTTCTGGATCTTTATCTTTCTCAATCTGTTCTAAATCATCTTTTAGCGACACGTTGGCACTCCCCACGTCGATGTCTGCCGAGAGTTCCAGTTGCTAAGTCAAAACCGTTAGCCTTGAGAACTTTGCTGATAGAAGAATGGGAAATAGATTTATCGTCCATCTTTGCGGTGAGTAACTTGCGTTCTTCTGGCGGTAGGTTTTCTAACAATGTGCAAGTAGAACACCAAGAGCGTGGCTTATCAACGAAGTTATCATCGTTCTTTAGATCATCTAGTAATCCCATTAGATACCCACAAACTCTCTGATAAGGCGTATGTAGCCTTCTTTATCATCGTATGAATCTTTATGAACTGGGTTCTGAAATATGCGCACTGTCTTTAACGCATCCATCATCAAAGCTACTTCGTGTGGCTTGATGTCATCGATGCGAAGCAAGGCTCCCCAGATGCGACCAATGGCTAAGAAGTTATCCTCAGCATCGCCATATTGTTCTTGTCTTTCCTCAAGAATCTTGTCGATCATATTCACCCTTTCTAGTGGTGGGCAGAGCCTAACAGATTATGGTTGAGATTTGAAGTGCGACACAAAAGAAAAACCCCCGCGAAGGTGAAACGCGAGGGTCTTTCAGCCGATTAGGAAGGGCTGAGGATTACGATACAGCAAATGCTCCACAATTGATAACAGGAATCTCTGGCGAGTCTGTGATTCTTGCCCACACTAAATATGTTCCTACTGCAAGGTTCTGGATCATCACGCCGATTTCTCCGTTAAGAGAAGTCGAAGCAATCCAAGTAGATGGACGGGCGTTCTGAGCAGTGATAGCAACTTCAATATCAGCAGCAGTTGTGAACGGAGTCCCGTCAAGGGTGATGAGGATAGGTTGGAATTCAACGCTCTCACGGGGGTAGTTGTTAATCATAAAAGCATCCCTTCCCAACGGCGCTGGGCTAGTGTGGCAAACTTATTGCGCTCGCCAAGGATACCATCAGCTTGTTTAGTTCCAAGGTTTGCTGACTCATCTCGTTCAGTTTGGATCACTCCAGCCCACTGGCGCTGAAGCAGTTCTCCCGCCCATGGACGAGGCATAATCTGACCATAGAAAACAGTGTCATGGTCGGTTATTGGGTTGGACCTTTTTACCTTTGAGGATAATCCTGCTGTTATGCCTAAAGATGAACGAATTAAAGAATTTAATGTAGCTGTTGCTGGTAAAGAAGCAATAACACTGGTATTTGTGCTAATTAAACTATTGACGGAAGCATCAGCAGTAAGCCCCGCAGAAATTAAAGTTGATGAATTGGAATTTACTGTTCGTATGGCGCTTGAGGAAACCGTTGTTGTTGCCGCCAATGATGAATCAGCAGATCTTAAATAAACAAGTGTGGCTGGAAGGGATGTGCTTACCGCTGTAGATGAACTTATGTTTTGATTTTTTGTGGCATCGGCTGATTGAGTAAATACTGCGGAAAAGGATGAACTTATGTTTTTGTTTTGTGAAACACTGGCGGTTTGAGTAACCGTTAAATCAGTTAATGCTTGAGCATATTTAGTTATACTGGAATCGGCAGTTTGGGTAGACGTTAAATTGGTTGATGTCTGAGCATATCGAGTTATATTGGCATCAGCAGTAAGATTTGCTGCAAAAGAAGAAGAACTACCTGTAAAAGTAAGAAGAGCAATTAAAGCTGTAGTTGTTGCGGAAATGACAATAGAAGAGCCAGCATTAACTGTGTTGATCCCAGAGTTATACTGAACCCCTGCCGCGTTATAGGCAATGTTCTCGTTATAGATTGCCATCGCTGTTTACTCCGAAACTGTTGTGATTGTCTCTTCTAAAGCTACTTCCTGGATCAGCACATACTCACCCTGTCCGCAGACATTGCACTTTGTCACAACTTGAGCATCCTCTGGATTGCGCACTTCAACATAGAAGTGACCGCAGCAAGGTGAGTTGTATTCGTATTTGATAGCCATTAGAACTCCTTAGAAGTAAAGATAAACAATGCCATTACCGCCTGAGCCAGCAGTACCTAGTGTGGAAGCAGCGCCTCCACCACCTCCACCTGAACCACCTTGTCCTCCGTTATTGAGAACACCAGTAGCAGTACCAGCAGGAGAACCAGCAGGAAAACCATTTGATGTATAACCTGCACCACCACCACCGCCGCCAAAAGTAATTCCTGTTCCTGATGAACCAGCACCGCCAGCATAGAAATCGCCAGTACCACCAGCACCGCCTGTGCCTGTTCCTGCTGTTCCTGCTGCTCCGCCACCACCGCAGATAACACCACGACCACCAGCAGAAGCAGTTACAGTTCCTGTGACTGTTGTATTACCTGAACCACCACCAGATGAAACGCCAGCGGCATCTCTTCCTGCGGCGTAACCAGTTACACCAAAACTTGCAGCAGGAGCGCCTGTATAAGCCGCGGCTGATGAACTTCCAGTAATAGTTACTGCGCCTCCGCCAGCGCCTCCTTGAATTCCGTTTGCTCCACCTGAACCACCACCAGCCATCACCATTCCATAAATGCTTGGATTGCCATTAGGGGCAACAGCCGCAGTTGAATTTCCAACAGCACCAGTTCCGACTGTTACTGAGTTTGAAATATAAGTCCAGCCAGCAGAATAACCTCCTGCCCCACCACCACCACCACCGCCAGTTGTTTGTGATGAACCAGCACCACCACCGCCAATGACAATTGCATAAACTCTTTGAATGCCAGCAGGGATGTCAGTTACAGAAGCAGATGTTGTGTATGTGCGTTGCAGCTTGAGTCCGTAAGGAGAATCAGTAAATGATGAATTGCTATAGATCGATGCGCTCATAATTGTCTCCTAGTAGAAAAGGTAAAGTATTCCTGCGCCGCCTGTTGCTGAATTTCCGCCGCCGCCACCGCCAAGTCCACCAACACCGCCAGTAGTTCCCGAAGCAGCAGTTCCATTTCCTGCAATGCCAGCACCACCACCAGCAGCGCCATTTGTATTTGTGCCAGTTGAACCAGCGCCGCCAGTTGTTTGTGCGCCAGTCAAAATGTTTATTCCGTTTCCGCCTGAACCACCTGTGCGTGTTCCAGTTGTGGTTGACCCAACACCTCCTCCACCTCCCACAAGTCCTGAACCGCCGTTACCACCAGTATTTGTTTGTGAACCTGCCGCATTACAAGGTGCTCCGCCGCCGCCTGAAATTCCATTTCCACCATTACCGCCATTGACTCCAGCAGTAGTTGAAAGAAAACCACCACCTCCACCTGCGCCTGATTTTCCATCTGTTGATGTTGATGTTCCAGCCGCGCCTCCAGGAATTCCCCAATAATTAGTTCCACCAGCACCAGCGTTACCACCGCCACCTGAACCTAAAATTCCTGTTGAGTTGCTGAGTTGTCCGCCTCCAGCTATTACATTTCCATATCGAGTGTAACCGCCCGCAGTTGTAGAAGCACCGCCAGCGCCAACTACACAAGTTGAGTTTGCTAAAGTCCAGCCCCAAGCAACACCACCAGCACCCGCACCGCCACCACTACTTCCACCTGCGCCACCACCAACTGCGATGGCATAGACAAATGTAATACCAGCAGGGATTGTGACTGATGTATCGCCAGCGTTCTTTGTCTGTTGTAAGCGCAAGCCGTAAGGAAGAACAAAATGTGTGTTTGCAAATGGGGTTACTGAAGCACCCTGCATTGAGGTTCTTACTTCACCAATTTGTCCGCGTCTTGTTGGGTTAGACATTAGCTGATCCTATTTACATAACCTGAAATCGTGATGACTGATGCAGTTGCGGCAAAGGCATAAATTGTGTTTGCAGCAGAGCCTGTTCCTGTCAATGGCAAGCCAGCCACGATGAGAACATCGCCTGACTGTGGGGCAAGGGTAATTGGCTTTGCGTGTTGCACTGAGCCTGTTCCACCGAACTGCACTGTGAGCAATACTGGTGAAGTCGAAGTGTTGTTGGCATAGAGCCAAACCTCGTCAATAGTTGTTGATGAAGTTCCTGTTGCGTGGATAGTTGTACCAGTTGAGGCAGTTTGGACAACTGTGATTGGCTGACCCTGTGTAGAGCCTGAAAGAAGTGTCTTTGTAAAAGTTGCCATTGTTATCCCCTAACCGAAGACTTGTGTGGATAGAACTGTTTGATCTGAATCAGGGTCTCCTGCTGCAAGGCGAGCCTTGACTGTGGCAAATGAACCCTTTGGATTTGTGCCAAGTTCGCCTTCGATGGCTTCAACTGCATCATTGATGTCTGTGTGCTGAGAAGCGTGAGGAACTGTGACCGAATCAAGGGTGTCAGTTGCCGTTGGATTCGTAAGGCTATCAAGAGCGTTAGGATAATTAGTTGCCATAAATTATGCCGCTAATGGTGAAAGTGAAACTCCAAGAGTCGTGAAAGTCAATACATCTGTGTTAACAACTGACTTGGAAGTTGTCAGCGCAGCAGTCCAAAGAAGATTGCCAGCAGTTGAAGCATCCCATACTGAGATGTGCGTGATGGTCTCTGTAGTTGTCATGGTAAATGCAGGTGAATTGGAAAGAGCAATTGCTCCACCAGAAGCAGCAGAAAATGTTGCTGATTGGCGAGTTGTTACTGCTGATGCGTTTGCTGTTCCAGCAGCACCAGGATCTCCTGTATGGAGTTTAATGTATGTTGCAGCAGGAGCAGTAAATGCAACCGCACGAAGCATATTAAGCCAGTTGTTTGCGAGTGTTGTTGTGGCTAATCCTACGGTCATTCTGACTCCTTAGTATCTTTTGTTCCATCAGCGTGAGTCACTTCCGCCTCAGCGGTGATGACCAATTCCATGGTTACTTTAGACATTTATTGTACCTTACTTGCCTTTACCGTACTGCTTGGTCAACTTGCTGTAATAAAGGGTGGCGCTTGTGACTATTGATCCAGCCACGGCTGCAAGAACTGGATTAAGATTAAGGCTTGGGATTGATTCAGCGATAACGCCAAGGATTGCTCCCATAGAAGCGATGATGATGTGGCGAAATTCTGGCGAAAGTTTGTCTAGCATTGTTTCTCCTTAGAGTTTGGCTATTAGCAATTTTGCTTCGTCTGGGGTTACATTGATTTCAATGTGCATCCAGTCTGGCTTTGCGCTTTTGTATGTTCCGCCTGAACGAAGTCCATATTTAGAGCAAATGTCAAGAATTGCTGATTGTTGTTCTGGCGTAAGATTACCATTGGCAGAGCCTTGAGGGTGGCGGGATGGCCATATATCTACGGCAGTTCCAGAAGCATGATTGGAAAGAGTTCCAGCCCCACCCCGTACATCGCGATAGGCGTATCCCTGAACTTCTCCAGGTTCTAATTTCTCTACCCGCTTGTGCCATTCTTTACAAGCCGCAATAAGCAATGGAGCCACAGCTTTAGCGCAACGAAGTCTGATTGGGCGAATTCCGCCTATAACAGTAAATACTCCAATATCAATCTTTGCTTGATCGGCTGAGGCTTCCCATCCGTTAGATGATTTCAATTTTCAATCCTTGCCTTTACTACTTCAATGTCCGTTTTGATAAGGGCTTGATTCTTGTAAAGGTCGTTGATTTTCTGAACCGCTCCGTTGCCATCGTTGAAGAGGGCGTATTCGATACGATCCAGTTTCTTGACGATATGCACATATATCTTGATCCCACCCAAGAACATGACAAAAAGGTTCATTATCCCCACAAATATGCCAATAGTTAGACTTGCTTGGGTGAGAATCATTATTAGCGCCTTTACGGTTGTAAATTAGTTTTCAAATACTGATATTGCTGCTGTACCTGATGCCGTAATAACCCAAAGTTCAGAGCCACCATTAACATCAAGAGTAATCTTATCGTTGGCATCCAACTTGTAACCTGTTGATGATGTCACATTACGGTCTCCAAGATAGGTTGCCACTGTTTCG